AACAGATTTAGATAAACCTTGTTGTTGTCTTTCTATGTCTTTATAAAATTTTCTATATTGAGCACCAGCACCAACTTCTTTTAAATTTTGTTTATATTCAAATTCCTCTTTTATATTTTCAAGAACTTTATTAACTTTTGGTTTTGATTCTTTTTTGGTAACTTTCTTTTTCTTACCATACCCCATTAAAGATTTATAATCCATTTTATTCTCCTCTGAATATATCGTTGATTATGTTTTCGACTTTACAATCGTGACAACACACACCATCTCTTGTTCCAACACCCTCATTTAATTTACCTTCATTTTTAGGTGATAAGAAAGCTCCGTGTGTAGATGGATTTGATACGAAATCAAATGCAATCAGTTCAAAATCAGGTTGTACTTCTACCGTATCATCTTCATTTATGTCCTTTACACTACCTAATCCTCTTGAAGATATACCAAGTTTAATTCCACTTTTAAATAATTCTTTTAAAATGTTTCCAGCTGGTGTTCCTAATACTTCAACCGTACCAACTAAGTCATTATCCTTCCAATGCATTTCTAATACATTATGTGATACATTGTTTAAATTAACAACCGATGAATCAGGATGGTCAAGTTCACCTAATGCTCTTCGTTCAGCAATTTGAACTTCAGCATACTTTTTAGCTTCTCTAACCAAAGTATCTTTTGGATAAACTCTTCCGTTTTGATTTTTAGCTTCCGCTCTTTGTAATACACCTTTAACAATTAACCTACCATCATTGTTTTTCATTGATTCATTGATTTGTTGTGGTGATACTTCAAATGGGATATAATCTACTATTACTTCTTTCATTATCCTACCCTCACATATACGAATGTTACATCACCAACAACACCAGCAGAATCTGTTTGTCTCCATGCTGTTGGTTGAATATCTAATCTTACTGCTGGATTGCCTCTATCTGCATCCCCAGCTATAACAGAAGCAGTTATGTAATTTGTAGGTGTATTTTCGTAAGAAAAGGCATAAGCACCTGGTTGATTTATCATTATATATGTTGGTCTTTTTGTTTTTGTTTCTACAGCTGGACAAGTAGCATGACTAAAAAAACCCGTTCCATCTTTAATAATAGGTTTCTGTTTATCTCCGTTTGCTTCGTATAATGGCATTTATTATCTCCTATTTATTCCAAGTTGTTCGTTTAAGCCATATGTCTCTTATTATATCACCAACAACAACTTTAATTAATTTTGTTATTTGTTTTAAATCTTTTTCATCAAGAGTTTCTTTTACTAATTCATAATTAGTACTATTCGTTGAAAGCTCTTTTTTCTTTTTTTTACCTTTTTTACCAGTAAATGCAAATGGAGTATTATATCCAGCAACATCACCCGTAACTGTTATTTCATCTAAATCTTCTTCATCTAAAATTTCTTCAGTTAAAGATTTAATTAAATTATTAAATGACTTTTTGTTTTTTATTTCCACTTTTTTTCAACTCCTTCAGAAGTTCTAAATATCTCATTGTTTGAATAACATGCTCATCCTTAACAACATTAGACTTATCATTCAATCCACAGAATTTATCAATTGATTTTATGGCTTCTGTCATTTTAATTTTTACAACTTCATCTTTAAGATTTTTAGAATGTTTTTTTAAATCTTTTCTTAATTCATTTACAATATCTTTAAGAGTATCTTTTAAAGAATTTGTATTGGATACATTGTTAATGTACTCTCTTAATAGATTCTTTTGAGAACTACTTAATTTAGTATATTTTTGATTGAATTTTTCTAAAAGAGTTCTGTAAGTAAGAATTCTCAAGTCTTCATCATCAGGTAATGTTCTTACAGTTTCTGATAATTTAATACTTTTATCATTAGTTGTCACATGCTCCATAATATTAAAAAATGATTCTGTTTTTTGGTCTGGTGATAAAGATTCATTATACTCAAATAGTGTATAAATAGATGCGTAAGTTTTATAGTTTGGAACTTTAGAAGACATAAATTTTTGAAGATTATAATTAGATTGAATTTCTTTTATTAAATTATATCTTTCTCTTCGTAATGTAGAATTGTTTAAATCATCTCTAGCTTTCATAACTTCATTAATAAAGTAATCAGCTTTTGAATCTGACTTAAATTTCTTTGTAATTAAAATGTTATATAGAGCGAGTTCTTTACCCAACTCTGTATTTTCGTTAAATTTTTCTTTAACGATTTTTACCGCTTGACCATTGTTTTTATTTAATACATCAGATGTAATTTGCCTAAGCAAAAATTCAAACAATAGACCAGTATTGCGGATTTTATTGTGTTTTATTTTACGCATTCCTGAGTCTCCATTGATTTTTGGATACTATATATGTAATTATTCATATATAAATATAAAGTTTTTGTTAAATAATTAAAATTATTAATCATTTATTTTTCTTCTTTTAAAATAATTTCTTCGTTTAAAATACTTTGTTTTTTTAAATTTTTTCCGAATTTTTTTTGTAATGAATTTAATAATCCCTCTCTAGTAATAAGTGTCGAACCTTTTGATGTAGCGAGTGGAGAACCACCTTTAAACTCCCGTTTACCATATCGTTCTCTTTCATATTTTGTCGCGTCTTTTATATCTTTAGCATTATATTCATTACCATATTCTTTTTTACCAGTTCCACTTCGTCTATCACCACCCCATTCACCTTGTTCTTCCATTCCAAACTCATCATCACTACCTTGTTCTTCACCACCACCTTCAGCTGGGTCTGTTCCCTCAGTTTCAATCTGTTCCATTCTAAATTGTTGTTTTCTATCTTCAATAACACCATTAAATACATCAACTTTTTCTTGGTCATTTAATTCAAAAATATTATTATATATCCACTCTCTTGAAAATAATTTATTTTCAATCAAGTCGTTAGCGATATCTTTTTTCTGTGTTAATAATTCTAATTTTTCTTGAGCATGTATCATTGATGGATTTGTTAATTCTAAATCAAAATTAATCAATTCCGCATCTTCAAATCCTTGTGTGTATAAATGAACTATAGCTATTTTTTCAAGTTCTGCACATACAATTTTTTGTAATCTTTCTATTGTTCTAGCAAATCTTACATCTTCAGCAGCTAATGTAGCTTTACTACCAACTTGTTCTTCATATCCTAAAAATGCTTTTGGAACTTTAAGAGCAGCCATCATTTTGTTTCTTAAATATTCAACATCGTCAATAGCACCTTCATTACTTAATGCTGGTAAGGTATCAATGTTTGTTCCACTATCTCCACCACGAACAGGTAAATAATAATCTTCTGTTACTGATTCCATATTATATTTTAAATTATACTCTCCACGAGAATCCATAACAGGTGTTTTTTTCATTTTATTTATAATTTGTTGCATAAAGTTATCTACTTCATTTGGTGGAATATTTCCAATATCAACTTTGAATACTCTTTTTTCTGGTGCTCTCATCATTCTATGAATCAACATAGCATCTTCCATAAGAGTCAATTGTTTAAATACTCTTCTAGCACCTTCTAACATAGATTTACCATAAGGTAGATAATTTGTGTCAGCTAAATTTCTAAAGTGGGCTATTTCATAATTTTCATAAATATCATTTGGTTTTGAACTTCTTTTCATTTCTGAATATTGTTGTAATTCAAATTGAACTAATTTTGGATTTGATGGGTCATGTCCTTCTAATCTATTCACTTCATATACCGAAAGAGGTTTTACATTTACTACACCATATTTATCTAAAATGTCTAAATGTAAATAAAAATCACCATATTTAGCCATATTTCTAATATAACTCCAAAGATTAAATTCAATATTCATCACATCATAAAATAAATTACTTAATATTTCTGTAATTTTTGGATTATCAGTTTTAATTTTTAATATTCTATTTTCAATATTATCAACCGTAGATTCGTCACAATAAATATCTAATGCAGATGATATAATTGGATCTGCATCCATTAATTCATAATCTCTAAATAATTCTTTTCTGGCCACATCATATGCACTTGCATTTTGTTTAGCTTGATAAGCAGATTGCCCATATCCACTTGAATGAATTTTATTATATCTATCAATAAAATTAGATGTTAAAGCTGTTTGTGTAAAATCAACATCTTTTACTTTAATTTGTCCACCTGGAGTTTTTCTTAAAACAATACTATTTTGAAATAGTTTACCAAGTTTTGTTAATATATTTTCATTTTCTGCCATTTTTACCTCTATTTAATTAACCAAGTTAAATCTTCTTTTTCATCACCAAAATCCATTTCATATGGATTCTTTGATGGTTGTCCAACAGAACCTATACTAAAACCTGCAGCGTGTTCAGATTTATTTCCATTTGACTTCAACATTGAGTTCATTGTTGCCCATTGTTGGTCGTTTTTATCTTTCTGTAATCTTAACGCTGTATCTCTAACCCAAAGGGCTATTGAATAAGACATAACCAAGTCATCGTT